AAAGCAAGGTGCAAACCCAAAAGCATACTCAGATGCTATGTTTTCCAGTTATAAAGCTGCTACTGAAGGTTTTGCGGCTGACGTAAAAGGTAATAGGTGGATTGCACAACTAGCTACTATTCCTGGTGCCGCCCAGGAAGGTATCATTAAAACTGTACAAGACACATATACTTTTACATCTGATGCAGTTAGAAAACAGGTTGCATTGGATAATACGAAACTAAGTGCCGATATCGAAGGCGCTGCTAAAGGTTTAGATAAAACGACACAACAGGTCAACAAAGCATCTCAATCTTTACAAAATGCTGCTGAACAACTACAAGAACTGGGACAAAAAACCCTCGGTGTCGGTGGAACTTTGGTTGAAATATCATCTAAATCTATTGAGTTTGTGGCAGAACAATTAAATAATCTTGGTACAATTTTGGAAAAAATGAATGGTGTGAACAATCCAGATAGCAGTAGCACATCTTCCGCAAGGCGGACCGCCAAAGTGGTGGACGAACTCGGTGCGGTCGATGCCTCTGGTAATCCGATAGGAAGACAAATATACGATCCTACGACTTCGGGCCTTAATCCGTTCAGAGGTTCCACGTCCGAGAGGTACGGTAAGTTTGGGGATTTGATCTCAAGTGATAAAAAAATAGATGACGAAGAAAAGCAACATCTTAAAACTAACATTGAGGAACTAAAGAAAGAAATAGCTGATCTTAGAACAGATGCCTCTAAACAGCGTGGTTTCGAACGCAATAGAACAAACAAGGAAATTGAAGATAGTAATGCAGTTCTGGAAACTCTACAAGAGTTATTAAAAGAAGCCAAAAAAACAAGTTCAAACACCGCTGACGTAGCATCAAAACCTGACTAATGAATATTTTTCTAATAAATACCCTATATAAAAGGAATACGAATGTCTTGGCGCAAACACTTTAAACTACACAGTTCTACATCCAGCCCATTGACCCATGCGAACGCTGGTCATAGTAATACAGACTCCTTTGGGTATGGAAACTGGGCAAACAATCTACCAGATGTATATACTGGTCACCCTAACCGTATTGAACGATATGCTCAATATGAGAATATGGATGCTGATGCTGTAGTCAATGCTGCCCTAGACATTATTGCTCGTTCTTGCACACAGAAAAACGTAGAGAACGGTACTTCTTTCGACATTTATTTCAACGAAAAAGCAACTGATAATGAAATCAAGATGCTCCGTGAAGCACTTATCCAATGGTGGAAAATTAACGATTTTGAAAAACGTATCTTCAAGATTTTCAGAAACACCATCAAGTACGGTGACCAAGTATTTATCCGTGATCCAGAGACAATGGAGTTATACTGGGTTACGATGGAAGATGTTGTTAAAGTTATCGTGAACGAAGGTGATGGTAAGAAACCAGAGCAATACGTTCTTAGAAACATCAACCCAAACTTCGAAAACATGACGATGACCCAGCATACACACCAGGATGCATCAACTGGCGTAACGTCTACCGGAACAAGTGTAAATCAAAGTTATTTACAGCCACAGGGTGGGTATGCTATGGATGGTGGTTCTCGTTTTGAACAACAAATCAACGAGAATGCTATTGCTGTTGAACACATTGTTCATTGTACCCTAACAGAAGGACTTGATGTATCTTGGCCTTTCGGTACATCCATTCTTGAGAAAATCTATAAAGTATTCAAGCAGAAAGAACTTCTTGAAGACGCAATCCTAATCTACCGTATTCAACGTGCCCCAGAACGCCGTGTATTCAAGATTGATGTAGGTAATATGCCTTCCCATATGGCTATGGCTTTTGTTGAGCGTGTAAAGAACGAAATCCATCAAAAGCGTCTACCGTCTGTAAACGGTGGTCAAAATGCTATGGATGCTACATATAACCCACTATCAACTGGTGAGGATTATTTCTTCCCAACAACTGCTGATGGTCGTGGTTCAAGTGTGGAAACATTAGAAGGTGGTTCTAACCTTGGCGAGATTAATGACCTATTATATTTCAACAATCTATTACTACACGGATTGCGTGTACCGAAAACATATATCTCAACCTTCTCAAGTGACGGAAACTCTGCTTATAATGATGGGAAATTAGGCCAATCCTTGATGGAAGAACAGGTATATAACGACTTCTGCATGGGATTACAAACTCTTATTGCTCCAACACTTGACCAAGAATTCAAAATTTTCCTTTCTTACCGTGGTCTTGAGATTGATAACTCTGTGTTTGACTTACGTTTCAATGAACCACAAAATTTTGCTGCCTATCGACAAGTAGAGGTGGATAGTAACCGTATTAGTACATTTACACAACTGAAAGATGAACCATATATGGCGAAACGTTTTCTAATGAAACGCTATCTCGGTCTTACAGAAGAAGAGATGCAAGAGAATGATGAGATGTGGCGTGAAGAAAATTCTCAAGACGATACATTACCTATTAGCGGAGAAAGTATGCGCGGTATTGGTATGAGTCCTGGTGGTTTCGAGAGTGATATGGAACTTGCCGATCCCGAACAGGCTGATATGGGAGATGATATGGGTCTAGAAGACGAAGGCGGAACTCCTGTTGAGGGCGGTGAAGACCTTGATATTTGATAAATAAAAGAAAAAGGTACAGTGATGTTTTTAGCAGAGTTATATACCCGCCCCGAAGACCAAGAAGGACACCTTGACCAGAAAGAAGATGAGTCAAGAGCAAATAAATCCGATACTCGTAAAACACGATTAACCCTTGCCCATATTAACAAACTTCGTATGATGAATGATGCGAGGACAGTAGAATATGAGGAAAAAATCAAACAGATTCAGCAACAATACAAAGCACCTTCGGAAGAAGGCGGTGAAATGTCACTATAAAACTCCAAAAAATGCAAAAAATAAGTTATTTGCTAAATATATAAGCACTTATTGGTAAATAAGTGTATAGAAGCCTATTAACTTTAAAGGAGTTTTACTAATATGAGCAAGTTTGAAAAACTAATTGAATACGTAGTAAATGAAGAAATGGACAAGGCCCGTAGCCTTCTCCACGATATCTGCGTAGAAAAATCCCGTGAAATTTATGAAAACATTCTAGATGAAGAAGACCTAGATGAGTCAGAAGACGAAGAAATGGACATGGACGATGAAGACGAACTAGGAGAATCTTTCGTAGATGAAGACGAGTTCTCTAATAAACTTCCATCCGACGATATGATTGATGATATCGAAGCTGATGAAGCTGGTATGACAATGGAAATGGACGATGAGATGGGTGACGAAGACCTAGAAGATCGTGTTGTTGATCTAGAAGATGCATTAGATGACCTAGAAGCAAAATTCTCTGAAATCGTAGACGGCGGTGAATACGGCGACGAAGAAGACGAAGATGAACTAGGTATGGAATTCGACGACGAAGAAGGTGACGACGAAGAAATGGACATGGACGATGAAGAAGACGACGACATGGACTTCGGTGACGAAGAAGATGAAGTTGAAGAAACATTTGTTCGTGAATATAAAGAAAAAGTCGCACCAGCAAAGGGCGAAGACCCAGGTAAAGGCCACGGACCAGTTGCTAAATCAGGCAAAGGTTCAATGCAAACCAAGGGTTCAATGTCCGACAATGCGACTCCGAAATCAGGTGATTTCGCTGGCGGCATCAACACTGAACTAGGTAAACACGACAAAGTTCCAGCAGCCAAGAGCGAAGACCCAGGCAAGGGCAAAGGCCCAATGCCAAAGAGTCACAACTAAGGCTCCTTAGAGAGTTAAAGGAAAGTAAAAATGGCTTCTTACTTGAGAGAACACCTTACCTTCAATCAGGCACAAATCGTCGTTGAAAGTGCCAATGAAGGTAAGGAACTCTTTATGAAAGGCATTTGTATTCAAGGTGATGTACAGAACGCTAACAAGCGTGTATATCCAGTGAATGAAATCAATAATGCTGTTAAACAGATTACAGAGAAATTAAAGAACGGTGAATCAGTTCTAGGTGAAGTAGACCACCCAGACGATTTGCAGATAAACCTTGACCGTGTATCTCACACTATTGAAAATATGTGGATGGAAGGTGCAAACGGTTTCGGTAAATTAAAGATTATTCCAACTCCAATGGGTAAGCTCGTGCAAACCATGTTGGAGTCTGGCGTAAAGTTGGGCGTATCAAGTAGAGGTAGTGGTAATGTTAATGAAAGCAATGGCACTGTCTCAGATTTCGAAATTGTCACAGTGGACGTAGTAGCCCAACCATCAGCCCCAAATGCATATCCAACAGCCATCTATGAAGGCTTATTGAATATGAATGGTGGGCAAGCACTTCTGAACATCGCCAAAGAGGCTGGCGAAGATCAAAAAGTTCAGAAATATCTAAGAGAAGGCGTTATTCGTCTTATCAAAGACCTAAAACTTTAGGATAAACAAGGAGAACTATATGTTCGATGCACTAAAACCATTATTGGAAAGCGATCTAGTCAATGAAGAAACCCGTCAGGCTATTCAAGAAGCTTGGGAAGAAAAAATTGGCGAAATCAAAGAGCAATCCAAGGCGGAACTCCGTGAGGAATTCGCTCAAAAATATCAGCACGATAAAACAGTAATGGTTGAAGCACTTGATAACATGGTAACTGAAAGTCTACAGGACGAGCTAAAGCAGATCGTAAAAGAAAAGCAAGCTCTTGCTGAAGACCGTGTGAAGTTCAATAAAAAAATGACAGAATCTGCACAAAGGTTTGACCAGTTCATGGTTACTAAACTAGCAGAGGAAATCAAAGAACTTCGTTCTGACCGTAAAGTACAAGCTGAAGCACTAGCTAAGTTTGAAGACTTCATGGTTCAAGCTCTAGCTGAAGAAATCGAAGAATTCCAAGCTGACAAGAAAGACCTAGCTGAAACTAAGGTTAAACTTGTAACAGAAGCGAAAACTAAGATTGCTGACCTACAGAAAGCATTCATCAAGAAATCAGCTAAACTTGTGGAAAGCACAGTTACTAAAAACCTTACAAAAGAACTTACTCAACTCAAAGAAGATATTGATGCTTCAAGAAAGAACGACTTTGGTCGCCGCATCTTCGAAGCTTTTGCATCTGAGTTTGGTGCATCCCACCTAAACACAAATGTAGAAATCAAGAAACTCGAAAAAGAACTAGCTAATCAGAAAGCTCTAGTTGCTGAGTCCAAGGACAAAGTATCTAAAGCCGCTCGCCTAGTTGAAAGTAAGGATCGTGAACTTGCTGGTGTCAAAGACAGCATCAAGCGCACTAAGGTTATGCAAGAACTTCTACAACCATTAAATCGTGAGAAGGCAAATGCTATGCGTGAGCTACTTGAATCTGTTGAAACAGGTAAACTACAAACAGCATTCGACAAATATCTACCTGCTCTGCTAAACGAAACCCGTAAACCATCAACCCAAAAGAAAGTGGTAACCGAGTCCCGTTCAGAAAAAACAGGCGATAAAAACAAAGTAAAGCCAGAAGCAGATGTCGTAGAACTAAGCGATATCCGTAAATTGGCTGGTTTATAAAATAGGAGACAAATACAAATGTCACAACCACTACTAGAAAGCCGCTGGGACGAAACTAAAGGCGCTCTACTTGAGGGTCTAGAAGGTTCCAAGCGCAACTCAATGAGTGTTGTTCTTGAAAATACAAAGAAAGCACTACTACGCGAAACAGCAACTGCTGGTGCAACAGCACACGGTAACGTAGCTACTCTAAACAGAGTTATTCTACCAGTTATTCGTCGTGTTATGCCAACTGTTATCGCAAACGAACTAATTGGTGTTCAGCCAATGCAAGGTCCAGTTGCACAAATCCACACACTACGTGTTCGTTACGCTGATACCGTAACATCCACAGGTGGTACAGGCGCAACTGCTGGTGATGAAGCTCTATCACCATATCGTATCGCAGAAGCATATTCTGGTGCTGATACAACAACAAACGCTAACAATGACGCTCGTGCAGCTTCTACAGCTACACTAGAAGGTGACCCAGGTCAGCGTATGAACATCCAGATTGTCAAGCAACCTGTTGAAGCTAAGTCCCGTAAGCTATCCGCTCGCTGGACTTTTGAAGCTGCACAGGACGCAGACGCAATGCACGGCATTGATATCGAAGCTGAAGTAATGGCAGCACTAGCACAGGAAATCACACAGGAAATCGACCAAGAAATCCTCGGTTCCCTACGCGCCCTAGCCGCTACCGAATACACCTTCGATCAAAACACCGTTTCAGGTACTGCCACATACGTTGGTGACGAACACGCTGCTCTAGCAGTTCTAATCAACCGTGTTGCTAACCTAATCGGTCAGCGCACACGCCGTGGTCTAGGTAACTGGGCAGTTGTTTCCCCAGAAATGCTAACAGTTATACAGAGTGCTTCTACTTCAGCATTCGCTCGTACAACTGAAGGTACTTTCGAAGGTCCAACCAACCAGAAGTTCGTTGGTACGCTAAACAGCACAATGAAAATCTACGTAGACACATATGCTGCTAACACAACACCTGTCCTAGTTGGCTATAAAGGCAACACAGAGACAGATGCGGCTGCATTCTACTGCCCATATATCCCACTAATGAGCAGTGGTGTCGTACTAGACCCAGCAACCCTAGAGCCAGTAGTTGGCTTCATGACAAGATATGGATACGTCGAATTGACAAATACGGCATCAAGTTTTGGTAATGCCGGCGATTATCTTGGAGAAATTGCCGTAAGTAATATTTCCTTCCAGTAAGGAAAAGTTGCGAAAGCAAACCCAAATGGGTCAAAAGATTGGGGAGAACTTCGGTTCTCCCCTTTTTTTATATTGACTTTTTATATTTGATAGTGCGATAATGATAAATAAAAGTGTAGGTCACGAGGCGGCAACCTCTACCTACTCTATATACGAAAGGAAAACGAATGTATACAGCATATACTTATTTACTAACTCATAAACCAACGAACACATTATACTACGGAGTGCGCTACTCTGTCAATAGAAAAAATATGGAACCCGAAAAAGACCTTTGGGTGGATTATTTCACATCATCATCAAGGGTTCATCAACTTATTGCTGAATATGGTGCTGATAGTTTTATTGTGGAGATTGATAAAGTCTTTGATAATAGGGATGATGCTATTGCGTATGAAGAAAAGTATTTGGTAGAAAATCAGGTTCAGCATGATTCAAGATACCTAAATGGTAATATTGCTGGGGCAATCTTTGCCACGGAAGAAAGTTTCCAAAAGATAAGCGAAGCATTATCCGGTGTTCCCAAAAGCGAAGAACACAAACAAAAAATTAGCGAAGCACTAAAAGGACAAAACAAGGACTATTGTAAAACACCTGAATACCGAGAAAATATGTCAAAAATAATGATGGGAAAAAATAACCCACGATATGGAAAAGAAGTAAAACAGGAAACCAGAGACAAGATAAGTCAAGCCAATAAAGGAAAGCCAGCACATAACAAAGGAGTTCCTATGAGTGAAGAACAAAAGGCTAAACTATCCGCTGTTATGAAAGGAAGAAAACAAGACCCAGAAGTTGTAGCCCGTAGAGCAAAATCACAAACTGGTCTAAAGCGTCCCACGAAGCATTGCGTTCATTGTGGCAAGGATGTTGCTGTAAATGTTTATCCACGCTGGCATGGTGATAACTGTAAAGAATCCTCTTGACAAACTATCAAAATATGCTATACTAACCTTACGATAACTTTTATGGAAGTTTACGTCATGGCTGAACCTATTTGTGAAATAGATGCAGATGGAAACAAAGAATGGTGGCTAAATGGCGAACTTCATAGAACGGATGGCCCTGCTGTTGAAGATGCAGATGGAACCAAAGAATGGTGGCTAAATGGCGAACTTCATAGAACGGATGGCCCTGCTATTGAACATGCAGATGGAAGCAAATTTTGGTATCTAAATGGCAAACGACATAGAACAGATGGCCCTGCTGTTGAACATGCAAATGGAACCAAATATTGGTATCTAAATGGCGAACGACATAGAACAGATGGCCCTGCTTATGAACATGCAGATGGAAGCAAATTTTGGTATCTAAATGGCAAACGACATAGAACAGATGGCCCTGCTGTTGAACATGCAGACGGAACCAAAGTTTGGTGGCTAAATGGCGAACTTCATAGAACAGATGGCCCTGCTGTTGAAGATGCAGATGGAACCAAAGTTTGGTATCTAAATGGCAAACAAGTAAATGGTCCATATGATATTATGTCAGACAAAGATGCCTTTTGGTGGAGTTTGGTAAACTAAACAATAAAATCCTCTTTTATGATAAATACTACTGAACTATCCTATGAGATAGACTTATGGGGAACACCATCCCCGTAGCCCTAGAACGGCATATTATAAGGAGAAAACAAAATGGGTCGTCCGATTAACAAAAACAAGATTGGTCAAGGTGCTGGTCGTATCAAAGTTTCAAGACACTTTTTCACAGGTGGTAGTGAACTAACAACAAACGCTTGGATTGTTAACCAGCGTTCAACATATGAGTTCACAGTTTCCGATGGTGTTTCAACTGAAGTTCTTACATTGGTTGACAAAACAGGTTCACTCGTAGCGGGTGAATTCACAGTCAATGCTGTTCTTGATGATTCAACTGTTGTTCAGGTTACTAAACTACGTAATCGTACAATTCAGTATGATGATGCAACAAATATTGGTTATGAGCTTGAGGGTGTAGAAGGTGGTGACCACACTACTGATGACAATCGCGCATCCGTGGAAACACAGAGCTAAACTCAATAATCTAATATTACAAAATCAATAAAAGAAATAGTCATGGTAAATACTGTGACTATTTTTTTTATGGGAAGCTTATGAATAAAGAACAAAAACGATTATGGAAGCGTGAGCAGAAAGAGTTAAAGCGACTAGCGAAAGAAAACTCTGGTAAACCATTGAAGCATCCAGCCGCAGAATCTGCGTTTGTATTTGGTAATGGTATAACTAGAAAAGAAATGGACCCAGAAACATTACGAGGCAAGGGAACCATTTACGGGTGTAACTTTTTTTATGAAGATTGTGTCCCTGATGTATTGATTGCGGTTGATATGGCTATTGCTAATCATATTCAGAAGTCAGGTTATACCAAAGACAATCTAATGTATACACGAAATCCTGTGAAATGGTTTGGTAAAGAAACCAAGGTACAAGAGATAAAAAAGAATAATGCGTATAGTTCTGGTCCTGTGGCCTGCACTTTGGCCTGCGAGGCGGGGCATAGGTATATCTATATGATTGGATTTGACTTGATGGGATTGGGTAAGTTTGATGATAAAAAAGAGAAACGCAAACTGAATAATGTCTTTGCTGATAGAGAGTTTTATAAGAAAAGCAACGCTGATGAAACGCATTATAACAACTGGATTATGCAAATGACTGATATAATGAAAGAGTTTCATGATAGAAAGTTCATTAGGGTTAATCCACATTTAGATTATAGTCCGTTGGAGTGGAGGGATTTACATAACTATAAGAGTATCCATCTAAAACATTTCCTCCAACAGATAAATACATAAAACAGGAGTTTTGCAGTGTCTAAAACATTTATCGTAGATGGTGAGTTTAATGTAGAATCTACAGGGGATATAACCCTAGAAAGTACAACGGGAACAGTGAACTTACAAGGTGCTGGTGGTCCAACAGTTTTCACCGGAGACGTGACTATTACTGGTGATCTGGATATTCAAGGGTCAACAACCACTGTTGATACTATCAATACAACCATCAAAGATAATATGATTGAGCTAAACTCTGGTGAAAGTGGTGCTGGTGTATCTCTCACATACGCCGGTGTAGAGATTGATCGTGGAAGCTTACCTAATGTGAATATTCGTTGGAATGAAACAAGCGACGAATGGGAACACACTACTGACGGTTCTACTTGGGGAACTATCCCATCAAGCGTTGCTCCTGGTACTTTCCTTACTGATATTGTGCAAGATTTGACCCCGCAGTTAGGTGGTGACCTAGATGTAAATGGGCAATCTATTGTAACAACAAGCGGCGGCAACATTGTTCTTGCCCCAGATACGACAGGTGATGTTCTACCTGGTACTGATTCACAGTATG